GGCCTTGTCATCTCACTTTCCGAATCCGTCGGCCTGAGCAAATTGCTGCCCTGGTGTTAATCGATTGCGACCAAATCCCGTAAGTTATCCCGGCAAAGCCACTGTGGTGCAGGGTCGCAGCGTCGTTTACACAGAAAGTGAAATTCGATTACACAAGTGACTAGAAAAACTGGAAATTTTGAAAGACAAATTTGTGTTTTTTCTCAAAATAGTTGTCAAAAATGTTTTGTTCCAGATGGAAAGGGACGCATCTCACGCCCCTCGTTTCAATGTTAATTACTGTTGATGATTGTCCTGACTTGACGTTCACTTAAACTATATTTTCGACACAATTCCTTTACGCTATAATGTTGGAAGTCTTTTCTGATTTTATCGTTCCTCATCGGTCTTGACAAAAAATCAGGTGTGGGAATGTGTAGACGGTTTTCTGTTGCATATCTCGAAAGCTTAAACAAATTTTCAACACCGATTTCTTGCGCAATCTCCCGGTAGTTTTCAGGAATCAATTCCGGCGTAATTTCCTTTATCCATGCTTCCATAGAATTCTCCTTTCCACATCTAGGCCGCTTGATTTACTCAAAGCTTTGCGGGAGTGAGATTTCCTGTACGTTTTCCTCAACAGCTGCAAATACACCGCGCATGAAGTAGCCCACTACCTGTTTTTCAATCAATCGGCTTAAATCAGCACTCTCGGACTGAATCTCCAAATCCTTCTTGACCAACTCTTTGAAGCCGCGCTTCGGTCGGATCAGGTAAGCCTTGTCCAGCGGAACACCCGGATACTCATGAGCCTTTTTGCCAACCTGTGCCGACCATCCGCCATAGGTGACCAGATCAGGAATATCCAATGGGCGGTAGGTGGTTTCATTCATGACAATGCGATTGAGTGCGTCCAGCACGTCCTCTTTGTTCGCTGGATGGATGAGCAGAACCGTTCCCGGACGTTTGGCCACTTCGGCATCCTTGATTGCCTTACGGAACGTTTCTCGGAGGCTCAGAATGTAGTGGCTCTTGCTCCGTTCTTCCTCATCCTCCGACACAATTGGGTTTCCTTGGCGATCAACGTAACGTGCTGCCGTTTTATTGGCGCTCTTATAGTTGAACTCGAAGATCGGAGAGAGGTGAAGGTGGTTCAGTATCGCATTATGAGCCTCACCAAACGCGCGATTGAGCAATTCAAAATTAAACTTCTCGTTGAACTCCACCATTTCTTTTGTGTACTCGAAGCCAGCGGAATACGTCTTGATGAATGCTGTCGGCCCTTGCTCGGCTCGTAAGCTGCCGAATTTGATTTCTTCGCCTTCCAGATGCTCCAAGAATACGACCGAGCCGGATAGCGCCCATTTCGCTTCAAACTGGCGCGGGAAGTTGGCATCGCTCAGCAATTCGTAGATGGATTTGTATAGCAACGGGTTTTTTTCTCGACCCAGTTCAACGTCCAGTACAATCTTGTTTGTTAACTCCTTGAGCGCTGAACCCTCTGTCAGCATTTCCCCAATTGGCCGCTGCAAGCGCGGCACGCTCATTTCTCCATTTATGATGACCTTGTTTGCTTCGTAGGTTTTGCCAGATACCACAAATGGGATTTTGGACTCTATTTTACTTTTGCGCCTTGCTTCAAGCAAAGAGCGTGTATCGTGTATTGTAATCAATGTGAAGTCCTCCTTTTGTATATGTTGGATGGTTAACGCCATATTTCATGGATGTCACGCTTTAGCGCAGGCACGAGTTTCTTCGCAGATGGCTTAATGCTACCCAAGGCTTTTGTGCCTGGATGACGAACGCTTCCTTTGCGACCAAACGCATTCGGGATCGCATGCGGCTTCGTCCCTGTTTCCAGATAGGTTCCGTAGCGTTGCGTGTGCGAAACGGTGATAACCGAACGTTTGCTTGTCCGCTCAACGGCTCCATGAATGCCTTGCCGCGCGTGTCCCGTCCGATCTTCCCAAGAAGCCTTTCGCTTTGCTTCGCTTTCGATCTTGCCCGCATACGTCCTTGCTATCGCGTGTGTCGCAACGATGCGGCGCTCAATCTTGGCTTTGATTTCATCCCCTATCGGCAAGCTGTACACCTCACTTTCTGTCTGTCATGATGTTAGGTACATTGTACACGGGGAATACCCTGACAAAGTTTCAACTTGACAACGCAAAAAAGAGAGGGGGTAAATCCCTCTCTCATTAAAGACCAAACTCTTTCGCTAATTTGTGCAGCAGTTTCATCTTGGAGCGGTAGACGGTCGATCTGCTCATATGCATAGCAAAGGAAACGGCAATATATGATTTGTTTTGACAATAAAATAAGTCCAGCAAGCGTTGTTCTTCTTGATCCAGTTTCCGAAGTGCCCGTTCAATCCGTTCGACCCGATCAAATAGATGGAAGGTGAAGAGATCCGGAGCGCTCGGCAAATTTGTTTTGTATTCTGGATAGCCTTTGATCCAGCGTTCCACTTCTTTGAATCGTTCCTCCCTTAAACGTCCAATTTCCCACCACTCCTTTATCCTTGCATGGTGTTACGATATTTTCGCAAATGCATCACTTTTTCATTTGCAATTTCGATCATTCCCTCAATACGCCCCTCGATGCGCTGGCGTTGTTTTTGAGTCAGCAAACTTCCGAGCAATAGCCAATGCCATTCCTCTGAAAAGGCAGGAATGTGATGTTCGGAAACGATCCCGGCTAACTCTTGCCCGTGCTGAAAGCCGTATAAGTAACTCTCATGTTCGGCTTCTATTACAATGGAAGCGTGTGCATGATCAAGGGTGCGGACCAGTTCTTGTTGGTCTTCCGGCAGGGCAAGCGCCATGTGTTCAAGAGTTTGGCTGTATGTTTGAGCGGCCGCTTTCGCCACTTTATTATTTTTGATGCGAGCCGCAAGCTCGCGTCTGATCAACCCTTCAAATTTGGATGCCTGTCGTGTCAATTCGGTCACCAACCTTCTATTCAAGTTAGAACACCTTTGCAGACCCCGTTATAACGCGTTATAACGGGGGTGTAGATAAATACCCGAAGGTTGATACCCTCCGGGCGTTGAAGCGCCACACAGGGCGATTAGGGCTGCTATGCCTTTTCTTGCCTTGCAGCTATGTTTTTTAGCGATTCGATGAGCTTAGACGCTTTCTGCTGCGTCAGCCAGTCGATATGATCGACCTTATAGTATTTCTTGATGAAGCGCCGTAAGTGTTGCGGATCATCCGCCCAGCCCAGCGCCTTTTCTAATTCTTCGATCTTCCAGCGCTGCGCCTTGGTGATACGACCGCGCACGCGGGGCTTCGCATTGCCTGTCTGAACGTTGATGCTGTCGATGATGAGCAGCGCTTCGGACTTGCTCAAGGTGGAGAGCTTGGAGGAGCCGGTTACGATGGCGGCAATCGCCCGCACGTTGTCCTCATCCAAGCCCGTTTGCTTGGCGAGCGCCCATATCTTCTTGAGCAGGTGTGGCGGCGTTTTACTGGATGTACCCGTTCGCATAGTACCACTCCATTTCGGCGAGCGTGACGCGCTCCAGCAAGGCCTTGCGCCACGGGTTATCGGCATTGCAGATTAGTTCCATGTCGCTTTGCGCTTTCGTCATGGCTTTGGTTTGGAAGAATCGCTCCACTTGAGTTTGATTCCACGGTTGATAGGTCATATCGTTACCTCCTCTTGATTAGAACATTGTCATCGAGTGATGCCTGATCATCGTTCAGCGGAGCGCATGTCACGGTAATGCGCTTCTTGCGCCGATCCACGCGGGTAAAGGTAGTTGGATGGCTTTCAATGGTCAGATCACCATTCTTGAAAATGCGGATTTGCAGCAGGCACAGGTCACTCGTTTTGGACAGCAGCGTGAACTGCTCGCATTCCTTGCCTTCTCGGATCGTCGTGCGATAAAAGCCATCAAACAGCGCGTCAGGCGGAAGTTTGTCTTCTTCAAAGGTCAGTATCTCAATTGTCCACGGCGACCACGGGCGGCGTTCAAACAGCATGCGGCATGGCTCCTTCCTGAGCGGTATATTGATAGACTTGAACAACAATGCGACCGTCCTCCCAAGTGTAATGGACTTCGCCGTCCTCCAGTTTCATCAGCACCAAGCCGGGGAAGAGGGTAACGTCATTGCCCGCAGCCTTTTCTTCCTCATAGATGCGACGGAAGGCGGTAGGGGACTGGAAAATGTCCCCTACGCGAGAATGGGTAAATTGGTGAATGAGTGTTCGATTCATGTTGCGCCTCCTTAGAGCAGCATCATGCTGCTGGCTTTATTGATGGATTCCAGTGTGATCGGCTGGTTTGCTTCGGTCAGCCTTGCCACGTTATCCAGCGTACGGCTGAGTAAGCGGAAGCATCCGTTTTTGGCGTTGGTCGCACGGCGGATCAGTTCCTCCAGCGCATCCGGCTGAATGTCGTAGCCTTCCAAGTATTCCTCGACTTCCTTCCGGGACAAGCCTTTCAGCGACCAGTAGAATTCAACCCGATTGGCAAACATGGGCAGATGCTTCTTGATCAACATTTCCAGCACCGGCTCGCCTGACACCAACACGCCCACATGACCGCTGTCGTACAGGGAGCGGATGACCTCCATTTTCTTGCGTGTGTAGCTGAGCATAAGCTTGTCCGCTTCATCGACAATGAGCAGATAGCCGGGATGATCGGTAAAGAAGGCTTCGATCTTTTGCGTCCGTTCAAAGGCGGTTCCCCAACCTTCCACCAATCCAAGTTCGCGCTCGATAGCTCCGATGAAGTCTTTCAGCCCCATGGTTTCCTTGCATTCCACGTAGGCGACCTTCTCCAGCTTGGCGAACTGTTGCAGGGTGTGGCTTTTGCCGAAGCCCGACCGCCCGACAATCACGCCCAACCCTTTCTCGTTTTGGCAAAGTTGGCATACACCGATGATGCTGCTTACGTCCTGCGTCTCGACCAGACGCTTCGACGCTTGGCAAGGCAAGTTTTTTACTGTCTTTTGCATGCAAATCATCCTCCCAGTTTTTCATTTTGCTCTAACATTCTTTCTCCTATTTTTTGAAAAAAATCGTTTTCACTTGCATCACGCGGCCTCTTATTGGGCATTGCGGGTTGTTGGTTTTTTCGCAAGAATTCTTCGCCCAGTTTTCCAAAGTAACTGCTGCTGGCTTCCTGCTTCTTGCGTGCCGCCGCGCGTTCCTTGCGATACTTCTCATCCCTCGGCATGCTGACAACGCTTGGTGGATCGGCTTTGAGCGACGGACCGAACACAATGTTTTCACTTTCGAGATTCGGCATGTCCTCTTCTTCGTAGGCTGCCAGCAATTCCCGCAAATTGGCGCGAACCTCGCTGTATTGCTTGTTCTGCATGCGAACGTGCTTCTGCACCTTCGCCATTCTGCGTTCGCTGACTGCGCCGTATGGCAGCAGTTCCTGACAGACCGCTTCGCAGATTTTGTCATTCGTCTCGATGTCATAGACATGCAGCGTAGCAATGTTGTCAGGGTTATAGCGGATTTTCACCTTCTTATCAATGTAGGCCGATAGCTCCGGCGCAAGGTAGCGTTCATTGAAGCGAGAAATACCTGTTGTCCGCACGGTCGCAATGTCCGCCTTCATCATGGAGAAGATGGTGAATTCCATCGGCGGCGCGGGCTGCTCATAGCGGTTGGCGTTCTGGTAGACCTCCAGCGGCGTTTTCCATTCTTCCCCTTGCTCCTTGAGTCCGCTGTGGGGGCGACTGTGGTAACGTTCCTCCAGCCACTTCTCAAACAGGGCGATAAACTCTTCGATGGTGATGAGTTTGCCGGACGCCAACAGTTTTTTGACATCTTTTTTGATTTTGCTCGTTGTTTTCGAAGCCGTCAGCGTTCCCACATAGGAGGGGAGCCAGCGCACGAAGTTTTTGCAAATGGTGCCGAAGAAGGATTCAATTTGCGCTTTTGACCACGGCTGATACGGCAGGCTGCGCCAGTCGTCTTGAACGCCGATGCTCCGATAGAAGCCCTCGGTATCGCTGTCGAAGGAGACGCGCACGCTGCGCTCTCGCCCGGTCAAATCCTTAGCCGTATACTCTTTGCCGTTGTCGATCTGCAAGAACTTCGGTACGCCACTGAATGGAAAGGCGGGATTTGTCTTCTCATAAATCACGCGCCGTAAGCTTTCCTTCATGATCTGCTGGTTCGGCATGTCGCAGATGACCCAGCCCGTCAAGCATCGGGAGCGAACGTCCATCCAGCCTGCCAAGGCAGGCTTGATTGCGGTTATTTCTCCGTTCGGGCGCGTGATCTGTACCCAACAATTGAAGGTATGCACGTCGCCCATATGAACCTCATTGACCGCAAGCTCCTTGACATTCCGGCGTCCTTTAAACATTTTGTTGCGTTTCCACTCCCGAGCGCCGTTGGCTGCCAGATAATGCTCGCTGCTGTATTGCTTCATGAGCCAGCGAACGTAGCGCCACACGGTGTCGTAGGTCGGGATGATCCATTTTTTCTTTTCGCCTTCCTGCTCCAGCAGTTCATAAAGCATCTGGATAGTGCTTTGATTCTGGGCAAACTCTTTGCTGAACCATTTGCTTTTGATGAAGGCCTTCATCCGCGGCGAGAGGGAAGGGAATCTGTTCTTCTCCCTTGGCTCCGGGCAGAGCGCCAGCGCGGTGTAGAAATAGTAGCTATGCCCGTCTTTCTGCTGCTGAATCGCTGCCCATTTCAGGGCTTGATTGTACCTCCGAACCTTGAGATAAAAGCTTTCTACACTCATGCCATTATTTTTGGCGATGGCAATTGCAACAGACTTCTTCTCGCTGTATGGTATGTCGTCGATTTGCTCAAGGTACAGCTTGATTTGCTGGCACAGGTCAATCGCTTTGTTGTAATGATGGCGGTTGTTCTCAATATAGGCCTGATAGTCGCCATTCACGTACCACGGCGGCGTTTCTCCGGCTGTTTCTTCGGCAGCTTCCTGCTTGGCCGGGGCGAGCGAAGCGTTGTAGGCTCGTTGGGCTTTGGCCGAAAGGCTGCTCAGGGCAACCAGTACATTGTCTTTGCCGCCGTTTGGTGCGGGTTCTCTTTTGGTTATGAAGCCTTCTGGATTCTTGTATATCCGTTTCTTTAACGCGTTGTAACTGATTCCTTCATAATCCGCGGCTTCACGAAGTGAAATATAGGACTCTATCACCTTGCTAATCACCCTCTTTACGTTAAGTCCTCATATGTGGTTAAATAGAGGGGATGATACTCTTCGTATGGAGTGCTTACGTTGGCGCGTGAGAGCACTCTTTTTCTTTGGTCAACCTCCCCCTAGTCAGCCACAGGTTGTTCACGACTTGATTTTATGCCGCTTGGCAAAACGGTGAATCGCACTTTTGCTGACCCGATTCCCAAGCTGGTTAGAAATTTGAACATACGTGTACCCTTTGTTCAACAGATCGACCACCGTTTCAACAAGACCAAGATCCTCAATTTTGTAATGAACTCGTTTTCCAGTCCAGCTTTTTTAGAAAGCGCATAGCGGCTTAATCCTTGCTCTGTTCTTCTCCTTGAAATTTCACTGCTCTTGGGGGTTAAGAACAATCCATTTACCTCCTTTATTATCCGAATGTATAACTTAACTCTATAATAGTTTCACGAATGGATAATGTCAAGTGTATGAGGAAAGTTTTTGTTATCCAAATGTATAATTAATCTGGTGGTGTGGTATAATACTTGATGGATGTTTTGTTAGGAGTGTTGAGAATGGAGGCACTTAAAGTGAAGAGCAAAAATATCGGGGAAATCATACAGAATCTTCGGAAAGAAAGGGGGCTGACACAAGCTCAACTTGCCGAAAAGCTTGGTATTTCAAAGTCGGCAGTAATTCACTATGAAAATAATAATCGCAAGCCTAACTTCGAGGCACTTGCAAAACTTGCGCATTTTTTTCAGGTAAGCCCCACATATCTAGCCGGTCAATCAGATGAAAAAGGATTGAACACGGAAAGTGAAAAGGTAATGCATATTAACACACTTCCCCGATCGATCACATTTCTTCAAACGGTTAAAATTATCAATAAATGTATAGAAAATAACATAAAGGTCGAACTAGAATTATCGAATCAATCCCACGATTTTTCTTTCTTCATGCTCGCAAGGGTATTTGAGGCAAGGCTGGTTGGGACCGAACTTAAATTATCTATTGTTATGGATGATGATAACGAACCTTCTTTAAATCTTTATCATCAAATCCGCTTAATGAACAATGGGGATTTTGAACTTGCTGTTCGCCAATCCAGTGATGGCAAATATATTCTATTGGATACGCAGAACATGCGGGAAGCTCCACAAGGAGAAATGTTGAAGGCGCGATCCTATCTATTTGTGCTACACTGTGATTACGAATGGTTTCAACAAAATTTTGAGTATTAACGCAAGGCAAGGATTTTTTCACTTAGTATTTTTAGGAATTGGAAATTCTAGGCCCTTTGCTTCTTTTCAATCTAATCCTGAAACTCCTTGATATACGGGCAATGGGCCTGCATTTCTAGTAATATAGAGTTTTGGCCCTTTGCTTCTCATAGAAACTCCTTGAAAAAACGTCTTGTTTTAACGAGGACTATTATAGACGTTACTCCATAAATCCGCGTGGCATAAGGGTTTTCACCGGAGATCATGAATTTTCTAACGTTTTTTAACGAGGCGTTATAACATTTGTCCAGAATAAGAAAGACGTAACTGGTCGGCTAACCAGAAAAGATATTAAAAAAAGCGTCAATCCCTTGATACACAAGGAATTCGACGCTTTTTCACTAGCTTTGAAATATGAAAAATGCTATTCGCACTTTTTTTTACACCTGACCCTTTGAATTGTGCAAATTCCAGGAACAAAAATCGCAGCATGAAGAACTCTTTAAATTGAATTTTTATTTCAGAAAATCCCCTAATCCCTTGTGTGGCGATGGTTTTCTAAAATGCTGGCCCGGTCTGGCTCGGCATAACTCACCTCAACTCGTCATATCCCACATCAAACTTTTATGTATCGACGTTTTTATACCCTAGTGTAAAGTTTATTACGAGATAACATGTGGTACAGCGCTTTGCTTTTTCTCAAATCACAAATTTATTTATTAATAAATAAAATTCCAAAAAGGAGATGACCCCTATGTTTACCCCTGCAAGAATTCGTTTGCTTGTTG